CCGGCGGGCATGGGCCCAAGGCGTGTTCCGCTCTTCAAAACCATTGGCGAGGGTGACGATCTCGGTCCGCCGCTCCGGACCGCCAAGGGCGCCAAAGCTCAGGGACGCCGGAAATCTGATCTCGTGGAATGTCATCTGTTACTCCTACTGGTGGCGCTGGCCACGGGCCAAGGCACGGCTCATCTGCGCCGCAATCTGCGCGCTGCTGCGCTGGAAACCTGCGATGTCAGGGGTGGTGATGTTCATGTTGACGGTGACACCACTGCCACCCGCACCCCGCACGCCCAAGGACCCGTCAGCACCCCGCGCCAATGGCATGATCGCCTCTGGCCCCGCCTCGCCCATCAGTCCGGTACCGCCGCGCATCGGAAAGCTGGTCGCACCGCTGACCACGCCACCCTTGGCGAATGGCATCACGCGGCCTTGGGAAAAGGCCCCGCCAGCCGCAAAGGGCATCAAGCCCGACACCAGCGAATTGAGCCCCTCCGCCAGCATCCCGCCGAAATGGTCCGTCACCGGATTGATTGCATTGCCGTAAACCGTCTGGCTCATTTTCGCGGCCAGCCCGCCTAGCACATCCGACAGGCTGCGCCCCTCCAGCACCAGCCCGTCAAAGGCGCGGCGCAAGCCGCTCGAAAAGCCGCGCTCGAGGTTGCCGAGGTCACGCGTTGTCCCGGCCAGCGTCCCCTGCACCTGCCGCAACTCGTCCGAGAAGGCTTGCGTCATGGCCGAGGTATCCCCCAAGGCCCGCTCCAATGCGGCTACATCGCTTTCCAGCACGTCCAGTGCGTCGATCTCATCCATCTTTCACATCCTCATCAGGAAAGGCCGCCAGCAGATCATCCAGCCGCGCCCGCAACATCGGTGCCGCCGATCCGGTCAACCCCAGCATCACCTGCAACTCCACAGGCGTCAGCGCCCAGAAAGCAGCGGGCGAAAGGCGCAACCCGCCGATCCCCGCCTGCATCAACCCGCGCCAGTCCATCAGGCCTCGGGCAGCGCAAAGGCCCGCGCCAAGAGCATCGCCGCCGCCCGCGCCGCACCTATCGGCCCACCCGCGATATCGGCGCGGACAAGATCTGCCGCCGTCCCCTGCCAGCCACCGCCACGCAGACCCGCGACAATGACAGCCAGCACATCCGCACCGGAAAACTCCGCACCTTCGAACCGGAGCACGAGGTCCACCAGCGACCCCGTCGCCAGCCCCGCCTCCAGTTCCGCCAGCGCCCCAAGCGTCAGCTTGCAGCGATGCCGCACACCATCGACGACGACCTCAACCTCTCCGGCATAGGGGTTCGCCATCAGACCAGCGCCACGAATGTCAGCGGCCCGGCCGAGGCCAGCGACATCTCATAGGTCGCCTCGCCGTTGTGCGAGCCTGCATATTCGATCCCAGTGATCTGGAAGCGCCCCTCGATGGTCCCGAAATCCGGCACGATCACCTGAAACTCGGGCGTTTCGCCGTCAAAGAAGATCTGCCGCGCGCGTTCGTCGGTGTCTGCATCCTTGAAGACGCCGGACCCCGAAATCGCCGCTGTCTTCATCCCGGCACCGCCCAAAAGCTCGCGCCAGCCGCCCGTGCTTTCCAGCGAGGTCACGTCCACAGGTTCCGCATTCAGGCTCAGCCGCGTGGCCCGCAATCCGGCAACAGTCTGGAACGACCCGCCGCCCGTCATATCGATCTTGACCAAAAGGTCCTTGCCATTCTGTGCAGCCATGCCGCGTCTCCTTGAATGAATTGATTGGTTCAGGCGTCGTCCGCGACGCGCGCATTGAAGGTCAGGTTGATCTGGCGGATGCTGCCTGTCCCCACACGCATCGCCCGCGCCTTGGCAAAGTTCAGCGCGACAAGGCGGCCCCGCGCCAGCGACAGGTCGGCATCGACCAGCGCATCGCTGACCGCCGCCGCCACTGCCTTAGCCGCCGCAAAGCCAGCGCGTTCTGTCACAACGGAAATCACCAGACGATGCTCTGCCCCGCCGCCGGTCTTGTCCGAGGCATCGCGCACATCCTCGGCCCCGAGCACCACGTAAAGCGCAGGCAAAGCCCCATCCGGCAGGGCGTCATAGACCGAGTCACCCACCAGCGCGGCAACGCCTGTATCACCCGTCAGCCTGTCATAAATCGCCTTCTGCAAGGCCGCCGCTACCGCATAGCTCATGGCGCAACCTCCTCGTCGGCGTGACAGACCAGATACTGTGCATGTGTGCCGGCCTCAGACACCGCCAGAATGTTGTAGACCCGCGTACCAGACAGAAACCTCTGTCCCGCCTTCGGGCGCGACGGCGCATCTTCGGGGGCCGCACGCACCGTGATCTTCAGCGGCACACGGCTTCGCGTCGCCTGCCCTGCCAGTACCTCACGACCTGTGGACGCCTTGACCTCGGCCCAGAGCACCCCGAGCGGTTCCCAGATGCGCTCGTATCCGCCGGCACCGTCCGCGACCTTCAGCGGCCCCTCAAGCACAAGGGCGCGGTTCATCACAGGCTCAGCCATGGGCACCCCCCATGAACAGGCGCAGGTTGCGATAGCCCTCGATCAGGGCGCGCACGACCTCGGGCATCCCCGAATGCTCGTGACCGGAAAACCGGTTCTGGTAATAATGACCGGCAAGAATGATCACCGCCTGCGCAAGATCGCGCGGCAGGTCGGACCATTCGGGACCATAGCCTGCGGTCAACATGATCCGCACCGCACCACCCGTCGGCACGTCCGGAAGATCACCACCCAGTGGACAGAGCATCGGGCGATGCTGGTCGGGTTGCAGAAACCAGCGATCAGGATCGACCTGCGCCTCGGCCCCGTTGCGATCGATCAGCAGCAGTTCGGTCACTTCGGTCACAGGCGAAACCGGCAGAACCTGCCCGCTCCTGTTGCGCCAGACGCTCACGTCCCAGCGAAAATCACGTGCAATCAGGATCTTCCCCGTGCGCGCCTCGATCGCCGCCATGGCCGCCCGCAGATGGCTTTCAAGCAGACCATCCTGCAAGCTGTCATCGGCGAACCCTGTGCCCAGGCGCAAGTATTCTTTGAACTGATCGACCGGCAAAGCCGCCTGGCTCACATGGGTCACTTCGACTAACATCATGGAATCGCTCCGAAATCACTTATGGAGTAAGATCCCCCGGGCACCCGCCCTCCGCATTGCTCGGACGGAAGGGTAAGCTAGACAATGCGAAGGATTGCCGTATGCGCGCCCGGGGAACGGCAAGGGCCAAGTGCCCCCGCCTTTCGCAAAGCCAGCCTTAGCTGACCGCGAATTTCATCAGCTTGATCGCAGCGAAATCACTGACCGCACCACCTACACGCTTGGTGGCATAGAACAGCACATGCGGCTTGGCCGAGAACGGATCGCGCAGCACACGCAAATCCGGACGCTCGGCCACGGTATAACCCGAACGGAAGTCACCAAAGGCAATCGCCATCGCATTGTCGTCGATATCTGGCATGTCCTCGGCAATCAGCACGGGATACCCCAGCAGACGCGCAGGCTCGCCCAAGGCCAGACCATCGGCCCAGACAAAGCGGCCGTCATTGTCCTTCAGCTTGCGCACATGACCGGCGGTCTTCGAGTTCATCACGAACTTCGCATTGGCGCGATAGTTGGCCCCCAGCGTATAGACCAGATCGATGATCGGATCGGCGCGAGTGATCCCGCCAGCGGTTTCCGAAGGCACATAGCCAAGGTTGCCCCATGTCCAGCTATCATTGCCGATGGATGGGTAAGAGAGGAACCCTTTGGGCTTGTCGATGCCGTCGCCGCTGACGAAAGCCGCCGCTTCAGAGCGCGCGAACTTGTCCGCGATCCGCCCCGCCAGCCAGCCTTCGATATCGAAGGCAGAGTCATCCAGCAGACGCTGTGATGCTTTCGGCAGGGCCGACAACTCATGCAGCGGAATGGAAATCCGCTCGATCTGCGGGGTATCGGTCTCGGTGCGCGCAGCGGTCTCGGTCGCCCAGCCTGCACCCATTTCGGAATGATCGACCAGCACATCGAACGAGGTCGCATCCACATTCACCACATTCGCAATCGACCGGATCGAGGCCGTCGAGGACAGCGTGCTCTGAATCGTCGCCGCTGTCTGCGGATCGACCAGATAGCCGCCATCGGCTGCAACGGCCGTGCTCATCGCCTTGCCTTCGATTGCAAGGCCGCGCAGGCCATCGTCATCGCCCGAGCGCAGATAGGCCGCAAAGGCCTTCTGATGCGGGGCTTCCTCGCTGGCCGCCTGCGCCAAGGCAGGGCGCGCGGTCATCATCGTCTTTCGGTCAAGCTTGGTCATTCGTGTATCCTGCTCTTGAAGTTGCGCTTTCACGTCATGTGAAAACGCCTTGAAATCGCTCATGAAGCCGGTCATGGCAGCCGTCAGCGCCTGGGCGGGGGACAGATCTTCCCCGGCCCCGGACTTGGTCTCGGGATTGCTCATCTGATTGTCCTTTCGGGTCTAACTCTTTGGGTCGGCAAGGCTCGCACGGGCCGTCTCGAACACCTCTGCCAGCATCGCCATCACCGCATTTTCGGGGTCATCCGCTTTCGCCCCCACACGGGCCTCCG